AGCCAGTTCCGAAGTGCTGTACTCAACCGCATCCCAGCCCGAGTTGAAGGCTGCGAAGTTCCCACCACTTGCGATTTTGCCCTGGACGGGATCGAGGTGAGGAACCACCCCAAGGTTTACAGAGCAAATGAACTTCATGGGATGTCGCTGAGCGCCTCTAGTATGACCCAAAATTGGGCAGGTGAACCCTAAGAAAAGATGAAGAACCCTTTCAGGGTCAGCCATCTGGTGGGTTTGATTCTACGCCTGAGGGTGAAGTTCGTAGTAACTTTTTAAAACTTGGAGCCAACTTTCACAGTCTTTTTCTACTTCTTCAGTGCCGAAGGTAAATATCTGAGTGTTGAACTCAGGGATAGCCGTTGTAACGATAATCTGTGTTTTAGTAATTTTAATGCCCAGGCACGCTTCGGCCGCGAGTTTATAAGCAGCGAGCTGCAGTCGAGTTTTCTTAGTTTTAAATACACCCGAGATGAGAGCTTTTTTGGTCCTCTCATCAATATTTTGATTCTTGTTAGGGAAGCGCGCTGAGTAAGGTCCGTTACTTGTTTTAAAGTCAGCCAATATAATATCGGCATTTGAGTTCATGTAGATCAGGTCACAGCACCCTGCGTATCCATGCCCTGTTTCTTCGTTGTAGTAATGTATTCTCCCTACGCCATCGTCACCAACGTACTTAGACCAGCGTGGTTGGTTGAAAGGCTTTTCACTCCAAAGAACACGACCACCTTCTAAGAGATCGTCTAGGAGCTCGGGCACACCGTTCCAGTAAGGTTTATATTGTTCTGATGGTATTACTCTCAGCCCACGCAGATAGTCTTCGACACTGTTGTGAATCCAAGTACCTCTTGTCGCTGCAGCGTCTGCCGCTCCTGGATTCATTAAGTTCCAGTGCGCCAATTTTTTACGAGTTGTCTCGGACTGAGTGGCGCTCAGTACAGACGTTACAGAAGGAAGAGGTTTAGGAACACCAGCACAAAGATAATGCCTTAAACCGTTGATAGTTACACGTGTATCGGACACAGAGTTAGTGTCAATTCGTAAATATTTTAGAACGAGCTAGATATTAGAGGACCATTATCATCATCTTCTTCATCTTCGTCGTCTTCGCCATCCAGGAAAAACTCAGACTTTTGATACTGGTAGTCGCGATTACGCTGATCGAGCTCAGACATCAAGCACAAGGCAGCTGAGAAACCCTCGATAGTGATTTCTGCACAATCTTCAGGAGACCTAGCATTACCTTGGTGGTCTACGCACTCAGTCAGCAGCTGTTGCCCTACAAGTAATGCAGTGATTTTATCGAGCTGACGGTTATGCTCGATCTGCAGTTCGATAAGCTGATCGAGCCTCTTGAATAGACGCTTACTCACAGTTTAAGGTTTTGTGGGCGATGCCACGATACCTCGAAGTCTATGCACGTGTTCACTTGTGCCGCGCCCGGTTTTTGAAACACAAACCACGCAGACGTTACTGGATCCTTTGAGTTTGTACCATCCGCACGAAATGACGGCCGAGGGGACAAGATCTTAAGGTTTGTTAGCGATGAGTTTTGCAAAAAGTCTTCACGTGCCCGTGTGGGCTCAAGGAATGTCAAACGATCTAAGACGCACACACCTTTCCTGGCAGCCTGGAGTCCACACTCAGTGATCCACTTAGTGTAATCCTTCATACCTTGGGTTATAGCGACTACCCAGTCAATCTGTCCTTTCTGTTTAGCCCACCATTCTAGGTCTACGATATTCTCTTCACAGTTATTTGTTATTACATCATCTACATTGGCTTTACGTATTTGCTTTTCAAGAGCGCCTTCGGGGTCGAAAGGTAGAAGCACTACTCCGTCAACCAAACCCGCATTGCGGATAGGATCAAATATGTAGCGAGGTACGCGGTAAAAATTCGACATGTCTGAGCAGTTGTTGGATAAGCTCCGCTCTCACTTGACGCTTGAGCAGAAATTTACACACCGTGCCTTTTTGGATGGCATGGACAAGCTTAGTCCCAAAGAATCTCGGGAGGTGCTTGAAGTTGTATATGCAAACTATTTGATAAGAGCTAAGCTCCTAGAAAACATTATAAAATACTGCATAGCATATGGTATAGATCTACCGTCGTTTGGTGACTTACTGGAAATGTGAGCACAAAAAAAAGGACGCACAGGGCGCCCTCGGGGTGAACAATCCAGGTTGAGCTTAGCTCAAAAGTCGAGACCCGCAGCCTGCAGAGCAGCTTTCTGCTCTTCTGTGAGTTCCTTTTTGCTGGAAGCTTTCTTGGGTTCAGGCGGAGCAGTAGCTTCCGCTTTGGCTCCTGGAGTACCAGCGCCTGCGGGGAGCGCCGCAAGACCAGCAGGAGCAACTCCGTCTAGTCTTTTCGGGTTAGCTTCGATAAAAGCTTCCTTGATGGCCGCGTGGTCTTCTCCCAGAGGTAGCTCAACCAAATGAGCGCCGGAGATAGTACTGCGTAAAGCAGATGCCACCAAATCTCCTGAACCAGAATCAAGCCACGCGCCGATGTCTTCGATGAGCTTCTGCTCTTCATCCGTTTGAGCAGGACGATCTCGGAACTCTAGAACGTTGTAGTTAATCTTGGCACCATCAGCACCAGTCATCGGATCCCTCTCGTTAAAGGATTTCTGAACGAACTTCGTTTCAGTGATGACTTCGCCTACATTAATACGATTGTTGTAGAGCGTCTGGAAGTACGAGATGAAGTTCCTCTGAGACGATTTACCGCTGATGATGCTAGTGCATACACAGCGAGGTGGAAGCAGGCGGTGGCTAGGTGAAACACCAATGTAAGCAACGCGAATAAACTCCTCATGGCTCCGCATACCGAGGTTGCCGAAATACGGCGTGAACCCAAGAAGCACGAACGAAATCGGAATCCCATTGCCGTTGCTGTCGACGATCGCCGCTTCGCTGTCAGAATCGGATTTCCAATAACGGCTTTGAAGGTCGATACGTAGCGTGTGCGGCGGGATTTGACAAAGAATCTCATCAGCCGAAAATTTGCCAGCAATAAAAACCATTGTTTTAATCAGAGAGAGAAGTCCAGTGAACCGAGAGCAGCCGCAGACACTTTTCCTTTATCAGGATCAGCAGCTTTAGCAGGAGCAGCTTTCTTGCTGCGTGGCAGGTAGAGAATTTTCTCAACCCCGTAGTTAAGATACTTCCGATCTTCTTTTTCGCTAGTGCTTACCCGACCCACAGCGATTGTGGGAGTACCAGGTGCAAGATCAGCAAGCTGTGCGGATAGTGCGTCCCATGCACTGAGTTTGAACCACGAGGTTTCACCTTTTTCGTCTTGCCAGGCAAGAGAACGGTTGGTGACTGTGTTGTCGCCAAGCTGGGTTTCTTCTGTAACCGGCCCGAGTCCACCTGTGGAAACGAATAAGTTCACAGCTAGCAGGTCATCCCAATTTTCTTTGGTGACAACCAGCATCGGCTGCATCTGCAGCACACCATCAGGTGTTGTCTTGGTGGGTCCGATAGCCAGTACAGTCTCTTTCTCCTCAAGCTTTTTAAGGATCTTGGCGCTGTACTGATCTTCCTTGGTTGAGAGTTGTACCTTTGTCGCGACCCGCCGGTCACTTGAAGGAAGAGACTCAGCTAAGACGTGTACGACTTTGTTTTCGTCAGTCTCTGCTACGTCAGTGACGCGTAGACCCAGAGTAAAGATGTTCACGGTGTAACGTTCTGTAAATCGTTGAGCGGTGGACCTTGAGTGCCTTAGCGATTTCCCGAACGGGAACGCCTCGGCTGGAGAATGCTAGTACCAAATTTGTGTCCGCATCCCCGAGCTTTGACGCCTTCATTTTTTTGTAAGAGTTGTGGTAAGGGTTAACACACAATCTGTTACCGCACGACGGCTTGACGCAACCGTCTTTGTTTATCTCTAGGTAGTCCAGTATCAAGGGACGCACGTAGTACTTGTGCCCCAGGGCGTAGATAACTGGGGATCCGTTGCAGAAGCGTCCGTGCCAGTCGTCGCACACTGTGTGCTCGAAGCTACTAAAAGCCAGTCGATTAAAGAGGGTCGCCAGGTCGCTGTCTTCGACCCCTTTATAACTCAGTGAAAAGTTATCTGCTTTCAGTGCTCGTGCTATGTCGGAGGCTTGCGCCTGCGCGTGGTTGGAATCATTTGCGCTTACTGCCAGTTCTAATCTTTTTGTAATTCGTTCTAGTACTAAACAATACTTAGTAAACATCGTTAGGCTGGAACTCCGCCGCCTCAATGATATGCTTGCGGTCTTCTTCGTTAGCCGCAAAAATGGGGTACAGCCCGAGCCATACCCCTAGTTTTCCTTGAAGCAGAGTTTTAAGAAAACTCATTACCTACGAGCGCCAATTAAGGCAAGATTACTCCGAATTTGATTTATGTCTTGACCTGTGCCCCTCCAATCTTCGATTTCCTTAGCCGCAGGTGTCCGTCCAAGAGATTGTTGGTAGAACGAAGCGACTTGTTGCGCAAAGCCATCTGAACTTGGCGTGGGCGCACTTTGCGCTGCGGGTGCTGGCGCAGGAGCAGGCGTACTTGCTTGCCGCTGTCCTATTGTCGCAAGATCAGATTGGATCTTGTTGATATCGTACCCAGTGCCTCGCCAGTCTTCGATCTCTTTAGCAGCGGGCGCCCGACCAAGAGATTTCTGATAGAACGAACCGACCTGCTGCGCAAAGTTATCCGAGATAGGTGCAGCAGAAGCAGGAGTACCGCCCTTTTCTCGTTGTCCTATCGTCATCAAGTCAGTTTTTATTTTTTCAAGATTATATCCAGTCCCTCGCCAGTCTTCGATTTCAGACTGTGCAGGAGCTCGCCCTAATGCGCTGGTGTAGTACTCCGTGACAGCTTTGCCGAAATCACGAAGAGGATGAACATCCA